TCACCAACCAGGTAAGACTCGCCCGCCCGTACCTGGCCGCCCAGGGCGCGCGCTGCAACCGCTGTCGACGCTAGGGCCGAAATGGCCGCAACCATTGGCGACGTGGCCGCGATAGCTGCCGCCATTGCGCCGGGTGCCATTACTGGGCCGACGATTGGTATTGCCGCCGTCGAGGCGAACGCCGCAAGGCCTGCCTGCATCGAGGTAGCCGACGCGTTCGCGGTCATTGCTGCCGCTGCGCCTGCCTGGGCTGTTTTGCCCATTAGCGACTGAACGATATAATACGCTGCCCATTCGGCCGCCATTTGGCCCAGGGCGTTAATTACCGAACGCCCCATCGCCTCGGCGAAATTACGTACCGCGTCGCTGGCGCTTTCGCTGTCGAAAATAATACTTTCGAACGCCGACCCGGCCGCCGTTTTAAACGTATTAAGGGCGCCCGCTGCCACGTCGTCGAACGTGGTCATGCTTTCTTGTTGTTTGGTAAGCCATTGGTCCCAGTAACTCGCGTTAAGCTCGAGTAATTCCGCGTTCGATTCCTCGGTTAAACGTCGGATAAGCTCGTTTTTCTGTTCCTCGGTAAGCTGGGTCGAGGCCAGGATCGCCTCGCGCCGACGTTCGTACGATAGCGCGATCGCTTCCTCCTCACGTAACAAGGATTCGGCGACGCTTTGCGCTTCCTGGTTCCGGCGGGTAATCGCGTCCTGGGCCGCCTGGGCTTCCCTCTCGGCCTTTGTTTCGGCTGCCCTGGCTTCGCGTTCGGCTGTGCGCTCCGATTCCCTGGCGGCCCGCTCTTGCTCCCTGGCGGATTCCCTGGCCGCTTCCTGGCGCGCTTCCTCGGCTTCAATCGCCGCGTAAAGGTCGCGGATACGCTGTACCTCGGCCTCGCTGGCGCCTCGTGCGACGGCTGCCTGCACCGCCAGGGTTTCCTCGGAATTTTTAAGGGCTGCGTCGCGTCGCTCGAGTACCGAAATCATGCCCGCCACGCTTTGGGCGAATCCGTCCGCGTGCTGCGTCGCTGTTTGCAATGCGCTGTCGGTGTTGTTTAGGACCGCGTTTAATGCCTCGAGGGCTTGTTCCGCGTTACCCGCTGCGACGACATTGTCCAGGAATGCCGATACAAGCTGGCGCGTGCTGTCGCGTGACATATCGCCACTTTCTGCCAGGCGCAGCACCTCCGAACGTAAATCCGCCAATGGGATAACGCCGTCCTGGAATCGCTTAAACGCCAGCACCAAGTCGAGGGCCTGGTCGCGCGAAACACCGAATTCCTCGCCGATTTCTTTGGTCCAGTTATAAAACCCCTGCAACTCGCGGGGCACCTCGCCGGTTTCCCGGATCGCGTCGTTTATTTCCTCGAACGCTGCGGTGGTCGGGCCGATAACGCCGACGATACCCTCAAGCTGCCCGCGTATCTGCTCGGTCGCGGTTTCGTATGCGATCGTCGCCTGGGCGATACCGATCGCAAGGTCGATCGCCGCAAGCTCGCGGGATTTTTCCGCCAGGGTAACGAATCGCTGGGTAAGCTGGAACGACCCGGTTTCGGTCCTTTCGATAACCTCCGAAAGGCGTTCCATTGCATTTGATAGGGTTTCGGACGCGTCCTCGCTTTTTAGCAGGTTCGGCAATAGGACCGACGCAATAGCCGACCCGATACCGACGACGGCGCCCAGTAAAGGCACGCCCAGGATAAACCCGAGGTCGGCCGCTTGTACGCCGATCGCCTGCATTGGGTTTTGGCCCATTGCAATTTGGCCCGCCAACTGCTCGAACTGAATACCTGCCATTCCGGCCTTACGACCGAAACTGCCCATTGCGTCGTTTGCCGCCTTTGTTTGGGTCGGCATGGTTTTAAGTTTGGCGTTTGCGTCCTGGATTTCGTCGCCGAGATCGTTTATTCGCTTGCCTGCTTTCTGGGCTTCGTTGCCCAGGCCACGGGTTCCGGTGCCTGCCGTTTTTGTCGCGGGGGTAACTTTGTCGATTTTTTGGGCGGTATCCCTTGCGGAATTGCCCATATCCTCGATTTGCTTCGTCGCGCGTGCGACGTCGCCTGTATCGACTTTAAGGGTTAATTGTCCTACTTCGGTGGCCATCGGGATAAGTCCTCGCCAATATATCTGCTTAACGTCATTATGGCGTCAACCTCCCAGGCACTCAAGAAATTACCAGTTAACCGGCCAAACGACTCGATTTCCTGGTAACTATGCTCGGCCAGGGTATTAAATATATCCCAGGCGTCGGCGTGTTCTCGGCGCAATATGGGACCATTTAACAACCCGGCCGGGGTTTTACCGGTGCTTTTTTCGACCTGTTTTAACGTGTCGTATCGGCTAACCTCCGACCCTTTCGGTTTGGATCGCATATAAAAGCACCAGCGACCAAAAAGTACAAACTCGTCGATTAGCCGCCGGTAAAATTTTCGCCATCGCCGATATAATTCAACAACTGTCGAACAATACTCGGGGCTTGCGAATATAGTGCCTCGGCGTTTTCTGCCGAAAATTTGTACGGTTTCCCGCCCTTTGTGATACCTCGCCAGTCGATCGTTACCGATACCAGGGCGTCGATATCCATTTTATCGAAATCGATTCCCAGGTCGTTAATATCGCCGTCGAGGTCCTTTTTTGCTGCTCGCGCTGCAATGATTTTCGCCGTTTGGTTTTTCTTAGCTGCTCGCCAGGCCTTCGAATCCGCGCCCTGTATTTTAATAAATACGTCGGTCGGTTTCCCGGTACCGGGGTCGAGGATATTACACTCGGCCCCGGCTTCGTGACGGTCAACTGTTGCCAGTTTATCGAAATCCATATTATGCCGCCGATCTGGTTACTTTGATTTGCGACGCCTCGGTCGAATCGTAAAGGCCGACAAATTCCATTGGAACCGTTACCGCGCCCTCGCCTGATACGTCCGGCTGGCCGCTGTTGTACTTAACTCGAGGAATATCGATCGTGTACGAATTGCCGTCCAGGTCGGTAAGTACAAGCTGCATCGAGGATTCCGTTTCGTTAAGGAATTTCTCGTATAGGTCGCTGGATTCGAAATACGTCGTTAACGTACCTGTTAGTCGCGACTTGCCGATACTTGGGCGCTGGGTGGTCTGGCTGCCGATCGCGAACAATGGCTCGATACCGTTTTCGAGGTTCAATTCCAGGGCGGTAACGGTCGCAATGCTGGCGCCGCCTTCCTGGATCGACCCGGTAAACGAATCGAACGGTTTGTTTCCGCTGTCGGCTGCATACGTGGCGCCGGAAAGGGCGGACGTGCCGATCGTTAGGTCCTTACCAATTACGCCGAACGTGGCCGTAACCATAGAATTAGGCGATACGGAAAGGCCCAGGGTATTAAACTCGCACCCGGTATGGCGGTGCCATTCGGGTGTGCTTAGGTCGCCGAACTTGCGCTCGAGCGTAAACGATCGACGGGTCGTGCCTGCTTTTAAAGCGTCGGTCGACCAGGTCCCGCAAAGCAAAGCCTCGAGGATATCGTCGAACGCGCCGTATTCCAATTCGGCCGATACATCGCCCGCGACGGATTTGTTACCGTGGCGGAAATCCTCGACCTGGCGATCGCCGCGCAGTTTCTCGGATTCGATTCCGTCCTTTGTAATTCCCAGGGTCGTACCCGTATGGGGTAGGGGTGTAAATGCTGGCGTCGCGGGGGTCGTGCCGTAAGTGGTTTCCGCGATATACGCCATGCTGTGCTGTGCACCGTTTGCAATAGCCATTATCTAGCCTCCGTGTAAGTTTGTACCGATATGGAAACCGGCACGAAATGCCAGGCCCCGTCGTTTATTGCTGGCCCGATACTCACCGAACGAACGCGCAATTTCGTACCATTGTATGCCAATACGGAACCCCTCGAAAAGTGGTCCGCGACATTATCGACGATCGACGTACGCCCGGCCCCTCGAGGGGTAACGACGTCGACCTGGTAAATAGCGTTTGTTTCGTCCTTGCCGGACCCGCCGAGCGTAACCTGGGCTGTTTCCCCTGGTATAAAGCTCGCGCGTAAAAATGTCGATCCCGCCGTCGGTTTATAGTCGACGTTTGGCCAGGCGATATCGTAACCACCGGCCAGGGTCGAAAGCTGCGTATCGAGGGCGGCCTGCATATCGTTAAAATACGTGCTCATAATTTCGCCGCTGCCTCCCGGATCGCCTGCTCGTATTGTGCGACGACAACTCGAACCATACCTTGGGGCGCCTGTTTTGACCAACCGAACTCGAGTCGAACCGCGTACGGTAGGTTATTCGTCATATAAAAGGTTTGGCCCATATCGAACGAATTGGCCAGGGCTTTTAATTCCGCGTTCGCTTTCGCGCCGTTCGGGTCGGTACCCTGGTTCGTCCCGGCTGCCGGGGTGTTAATACTGAATTGCCAGTTATTACGGAACCGGCCGCCGACGTATCCCTTACGGGGCTTTTTCCAGGTCGACGGATTACCCACCGGCGACCGTTCGATAATTTTCGAACCCATCGAAAGCACCGTCCCCCGGACAACTTTTTCCGGGAACTGGGCGAAACCTTCGATTGCCTGGGTAAATGATTTAGCCATTACTTCCGTACCTGCAAATTTGCCGCCACCACGTCGCCGCTGGGGGCGATAGGGCTTACGTTAATAACCTGGTAAACGTCGGACCCGAGGACGACGGTATCGCCGACCTGGTAATCGCCCGACTCGACCAGCATACGCCGGTCGCTGGCCAGGATCGTACCGTCGGCCCGGTCCTGGTCGGTGTAATTGAATACGCACGCGTATTTCGTAAAGTCGGTCGTAACGACCCCGGCGGTACCTGTTGCCGGGTTATACCCGCCGTTTGTCGTGCGGGTAAACGTGTACGATTTGCCGAACCTGGTTATAAGGTTCGTCGCCGAATTCGTTATACCCGTATAATCGTAACTCATGCCCGAATTACCGCCATTGGTGACTGTACCAATTTACGCAAGGCCGACGTTAACGCCGGGGTCGCGCGCTGCATTGCCGCGTTATCCTTGTACGTAATCGAAATCGAGCCCACCTTTTCGCTGGTTACCTGGCGATCGACCGGGGCGAATTTCGAATCGCCGTCGATTTCGACCTTTGTTGCCTCGTATACGGCCGTTTTTAGCTGGGCCGGTATCGTGCTCGCGTTTAGGCCGAACCCGTCAATAACGACGTTTACTCGGGGCCATTGCAAGGGCTGCGTTTCGGTTTCCTTGAACCCGACAAAACTTAGGCCCTCGATATAATCCATTGCGCGCAGGATTTGCGACTCGATAACCTGGTCGGTGCCGTACGTAATGCCGCGCGAATCCGCCCAGGCCTTAAATTCTGCCAGGGTAACGTAACTATTTGCGCCGCTTACTCGCGTGCCGTCCTCGATTACCAGTGCCATACCTTACGCCTCGCTATAGCCGCCGGTGCGGTAATTTTCGACTTCCTGGGGGTGCACGTCGGCCGTTTTGCCGTCCTCGCGTACCATTTTAACCAGGGTTACCTTTTTTGGTTCCGCCGCTTCGGCCGCCTTTTTAGGCGCTGCGCGTCGCGTCGGTTTCTTTTGTTCTGTCATGCTTTATTCCCTCCGATCAAGTAAAGGGGGCACGAGGCCCCCTTTGCTCTCGGTTAGCCGAGCAATGTAGCGATAAAGTTTGGTTTCCAAGCCTTAACGCCCCATGCGACCGCAACCTCGATCATTGCCTTACGGTATCCTTTGTACATACGTACTTCGAATACTAGGCCGCTGTGCGGGTCCTGCACCAGCATTGCATCGTCGGCGGTGTCGCCGCCTTCGGGTACTGCTGGGGCACGGATCGCAAGCTCGAGGGCGCGACGGTGCATTGCAATATTCGCGGTGTAGCTGTTGCCAACCGTGATCGCTGCATCGTCTGCCGCTGCCAGGCGCAGGCCTGGGCCACCAATTACGAACGAACCGCCACCCAGGGCGCCGTTCACGACATACTTGTTAGTATCGCCGTTAATGGTGACAACATCGCCCGCCAGGATCGTACCGGTACCGCCATCGGCTGCGATAGTGGTATCGCCGATCGCCGACGCTGCATCGTTAACCAGGTACGACGCCCCGGTGCCTTTGGTGTGCGACTGGATACCCGCCGACTCGCGCAGGCCGAGGCCTTGCAGATCGAGCAAAATACCCTGGCGCAACATATCCACGCCGCCCGCCTCGTTTGCTTTCTGCAACTGGGCAAGCTGGCGCAGGTTAGTACCTGCCAAAGTGTTAACGATAAGCGACGCCTGGCCATCGTTGGCTGGCATACCGTTATCGACGAGGATTTGGCGCAATTCGGCCACCTCGTTAAAGTTAGAACCGAACGGCGTAGTGCCTGCCGTACCGAACGCACGCGACGCGTTTGTATACGCCTCGACCGCCAGGTCCGCCTCGATTTCGTTGGTAAGGGCACGCATTGCCTGGACCAACTGATCGCCGTATACGGTTTCGAACCCGATACCGTTGTTTAGGTGGCGCACGTCCTCGCCAGTGTACGGGATTTGTACGGCGCGCGACTTGCTGATCGATAGCGTTTTGCTGTCGACCGTCTGGTCCGTACCTTCCGGTACTGTCATCGATTCGGTTACGTCAACCGCTGCGGCCTCGCGTGTAAAGCTCGCGCGAACTGTGTCGCCCTTCGCTACGCGCTCGCTGCCGTCTGCGTTAATAGTAGATGCGGGAATAAAGCCGACAAGCTCGCGTCCCACCGTGTCGGCCGCCTTGTAAATGTCGGCGGCAAGGTTTGTTAATACGTTAGCCATTGTCGGCCTCCTGGGTTAAGTTAATCGTTTACGATTTTACCGCCCGATTTGACATAGTCCGCACGTTGCCCTTGCGGCATTGCGTCAAATTCGGATCGGGTTATTTGCCTGGATCGCTCGGCGCTGCCTTGCGACCTGGTGGCGCTGCCACCGCTTGCCTGGTTACCATCAACCAGGAAAGGATACGCCGTTTTGATCGAGGCCGTTAAATCGTCCAAAGTCGATACGGTTAACTGCCCGTTTTCGTCGGTTACCCTTAGCTCACCGTCAACAAGTGTAAGCCTCTGGCTTATCTGTTGTTGCAGTAATTGTGCGCGTCCTGTGTCTTTTGTCAAGCTCGACGCTAATTTCGCGGCCTGGCCCGTGATTTTCTCGCGGGTTATGTCGCCGTTCATTTTCTCTATAGTCTGGCGCAGCGTATCCGCCTCGGCCTTTTGACTCTCGAAAAGCTGTTTATAATCGTTCTCGGCCTTTGCCTTTTCCTCGGCGCGCTGTTTTGCCTCAAGCTGCGCCTGTTCGCGTGCTTTTTGCGCTGCCTTTTTCTCGCCGAGTAGCTCGTCGACCTTTGATTTAAGGCCCTTTGTTTCCTCGTCGAGTTTAGTTTGCAGCGTTGCGTTTACGCGTTCCGCTAATTGGTTTTTTACTTCGTCGTCGATTTCGACGCCCTCGAAAATTTCGTCGCTCATGCTATAGCCTCCGGTTTTAGCATTTGGGGCACCGCCCCGGTTTTGTCATATTACTGCGTTTCTCGTCATCAATCAAAAAAAACGCCTCGTCATACATCCGGGCGATTTCGTCCGGTAGTGTATTTATTAAACGTTTGGCCTCGATTATATCCTCGGGCGAAACGTAATCCTGGTTTGTGATCGCCGATATTTTATCGACTGTTTCGATTTCATGGTCGGTTAGCTGCATTTAAAAGGTCCTCGATTAGCTCACGGAATAACGGGTCGGTTTTGTCTTTTTTATCCATAAAATACAGGGCGAAATTTTCGGCGAACCATTCGCGCTCGTTCGTGTCGCTGTAAAAGGTCGGCCCCTTGCGGTTACGGATCGCCGCCAGGCGTTCCTCGACCTGGGGTTTCCATCGGTACCCTGTGGATAAGTATTCGCCAGGTTTAACGCCGTACATTTGGTGTACGTGGTGGCCGAACTCGTGGTAAAGGGTCGACCGGAACCCGTCGAACCGGTTATCGAAATAACTGTCGGCGGTCCAGGACCGGGCTTTCCGCACCTCCGACCAGGTAGCGTCGTCGAAATCGCTGGACCAATTATTTAACTCGCCGCCTCGAACCGTCGATCGCTCGATATTTTTTAGCTGCTTTTGCTGATACCCGCCGTTAATGCCCATTATGCCGTCGCCCATATCGGCCCCGGCTCGCGAATTGGCGCGAATCCTGGCCATGCCGCGCAGGGGCGGGATATTGAATGCCTGGGCCAACTGGTCAAGCTCGGGCTGTACCGCTGCGTATCCCTGGACGACCTCGGGCGGCATATTTTTAAGGGCCGAATTACGTTTGCCGTAATCCTGGCGCCGACCACGGAACCGGAATTTATCGGTATCGTATCGGTCGTCGGTTTCGGCAATATTGAACCGCCGGGCGATTTCCTTACGGGCCGCTGCGGGCGACTTAAACTCGATTTGCTCGGCCGGGGTAAACGTAAACGCTGGCCTGGGCGGTTCGGGCGGTGCCGGTGGTTCCTGCTCTGGCGTCGGTGCGGACCCGGTGCCCTGCATTTGCCGGTCGAGGTCGCGCAATTCCGCCAGGGAAAGCTCGCGGCCGTTCTCGTCGACGAACCGATCGAGCGGTATTGTGCCCTTTCTGAATAGTGCAGCACGACCAGGGCCGAGTATTTCGTCCTGGAATGCCTGGGGCTGGCGCCGCAACCATTGCGAATACGTCGTTTTGTCGTTTACCAGGGTAACGTCGCCGTCGGGTCCGATCGACGGGCGTTCGCCTTCGATATTGGCGCCCAGGTCGAACTCGGGTTTAACGACGTACGTTATCGTCGACCGGCAATTAAAGTGCGCCGGGGGTTTCGGGTTTTTGTCGATATCCTTGTAAACCTGGCCGTCGCGGCCCGCGCATACCAGGCTGGTACGCGAATCGAGGGTCGCGACCCATTTGTACGCCTCGACCACGTCGTCGTTTTCGCGCATCGTGGTTTCGCGTGCTTTGATCGATACCCGGTTCGTTATCGTTCGGGCCAGCGTCGCCGCCTGGCGCCTTTGTACCGGTGCCAGGCTCGTAATATTCGACGCGACCTGGTCGATAGTTTGGCCCAGGACCACGCCGTCCCGGATTTGCTGGATAATCTGGTTTTGCTTCCTGGTGTTGAATTCCGAAAGTGCATCGCGGATCGTGTACCCTTTCGTCGGCTCGAGGTTCATTACATCGGTAAATATTGCGGCCTGGATTTGTCCTGGCGACGGTAATGTAAGGTCGGCGATAACGTGCTGCCCCACCAGGTCGAACGTAAACTCGGCCTCGTAATCGGCGAACTCTGCCATTTCGCGGATCATTCGTTCGCTATACTCGAAACCAAGCTCCGACATCATTCGGCGCAGGTCGACAATAATTTGTTTCGCCCTTTGCTCGCCGAACTCGGTTAACCGGCCGCTGCGTAATTGATCGACCGCTTTATCGATCATACGGTCAATATGCAGCATCGCCTCGCGCTCGCGGCCCTTTGCGTACCGCTGCACGAATACCTGGTGCCGGGTAAACCCGTCCTCGAGGTTTTCGTTTGTGCTCATTTGCTGCCCTTTTTGGCCTTTTTCTTATACCCGGCCGCGTGCGCTGCCTGGCCCTGCTTTTCTGCCTGGGCTTTGGTCGGGTAAACCTTACCTTTCGAACCCCATCGATAACCGCCTTTTACTTTGGTAACTGGCATCGGACCCCCTTTACCATTTTTCGCGGTCGGCCCAGTAGGCCGCCGACATTTTGCCTTTTGCAATATTCTTTGCGTGCCTGGCCTTGAACGACGCGCGCCGCGCTGCATCGGCTTTGCTCTCGCCCTTGCGAGGGGGCGATCCCGATACGCCTTGCTGCCCGAACCGGATAATTTTTTCCTTGCCGCCCTCGCACGCCTTTACGACGTGCGACCTTGTCGGGTGGTTCGGGGTCCGTTTCGGGGTGTTGCATTTCATTTTCGACTTATCGATCCGCTTTGCCATGCTGCACCTCGTTACGCCAGGGGCGAAAGCTCGCCGATTTCCTCGCGTACGTCCTCGAGGGTTCGGCCTGGCTCAATCAATCCGCCCGCTTTCAAACGGTCGAAAATATCCTGGTCGCTTACGATTTGGCGATCCAACAAGGTAACCAGGCTCATAATTAGCTGCGGGTCGACCGACTTGTCGTAAAACTCGCGGTTAATATCGAACTCGATATCGTCGACGGGCACGCCCATAAATTCGCCGCACCAGTAAATGCACGTTTCGATCGCCTCGGATAGGTTCCCGACGATATCGCCCAGGACCGAGTTTTCCGACGCGAACCGAATACGGGCGCCCTCGGCAGTTTCGTTACCGCTGCGGTCGGTAATTATACGCGCGCCGATCGCAACCATTTGCGATTCTTTGGCCTGCATTGCGTTAAGCACCAACTGGTTCGGGTTTGGCTGCAATAGCGACGCGGACCCGGTTTCGCCCAGGACGTGGCCCGCGCGCGATCCGATTTTAATACCTTCCGGGTTAAGCGATTTCCAGGTTTCGCCGTCCAGGCTGGTCGTAATAAATAGGGTCGGCTGCCCGGTAATAAAACAACTTTCCTCGTAATCGGCCGAGTTTCGATAATGCGCGATATTTACGTCGGCAATATCCGCCAGGGGCGCGTCGTCGATCGTCGAGTCGTTGTTTTTGCTGCCGACGAACGTTACCGGGATAACGTCCCAGGTCGAACCATCGGCACGACGCGGGAAAAATTCCTCGGTATACGGCTCGTCGTCCCGGTAAATTTGCTGGCTGTAACCGTCCTCGCCCAGGCGCAAAACGCGGTATTGCGTTTTCGATTCGTGGGTAAACTCGTCGCTGGCCTCGAGGTAGGGTTCCGCCAGTACGACCAGGGTTAGCAACCGGCGCCCGGCGATAACCTCGGTTTTCCAGTTAATCACCGCCTCGGCCGTGTACGGGATAATCGAGGCGCGCAGGTCCAGGCGGGCGACGTCCTCGGCCGAAAGTCCGTCCTCTGCCTGGGGGTAATCGACCAGGAATAACGTTCGACCCGTTTCGAGTAGGTTCGAAAGCTCGTCCTTTGCCAACTGTTCCAGGCTTAGGCCGTCGCCGGTGGCGTCGTCCGCCAGGTATTCCAGGCCGTCGGGTAATTCGTACATCGGCGACTTGCGAAATGCTGCGCCGACCAGGGCGTTTTTTGTGCGCCCGGTGTAGTTTGTGAATACCGCGCGTTTTAGGTATTGTTTGTACCGGACCGAATCGACGCCCTGGGCGTTCGTATCTGCATCGGGTACGGGTAAATATTTCGCGCGCTGCTCTTTAACGGCAACCGAACCCCGCACGGCGTCGCGCGTTTTCTGCCATACGCTCGCGTATAGCTCGTATTGTGGGTGTTTTGTACTTACCGGCATAACTGTAATCCTATCGTTTGGGCCATATTAGCACCGTAAATTAAATCGCAAAAGCGAAGTCGACCGAGGCGACCGGTTTAACGATCGGCATTTCGTACGCTATCGGGTACGTGGTCGCGTCGTTTTGGTGGTCGTTTCCGCTCGATTTGTCCGGCTCTCCGTTTTTGTATACTTGCTGTTCCAGGCATTCCGCGACGTTCGGGCACCGTTTCGCGTTAACCTTTACCAGGTTTCGGTCGAGGGCGCTATTCATTGCGAGGACCCGGTCCTTAACCGCCGGATTTTTGGATTTTACCCGGACGTAAAACCCCGCTTGCTGCAAAAGGGCGATATCCGATACCGACGCGTTAACCGTTTTCCTGGCCCCGCCGCTGGCGTCCGGGTAAATATAAACCTTATGCCCTGGGTACCTGGATTTAATAACCTCGATCATTTCTGGCGTATCGTACATACGGACCATTTCGTCGACCGCGTGCCAGGACGGCCCCTCGACGCCAGGGCGTTTAACGTAAACCGTGGCCGCCTGCTGCGTAACGTTAAAATCGCACCCGATAAACAGGTCCTCGCGTTCCTGGATCGTTTCGTCGCTGTTGCACCTGGCGCGATCGTACGACGCGTATACGGTGCCCGAGGTTAGGTTTACAAAATCGCCGTTAAGGTAGGCCGCCAACAAGTGCTCGGGGTAAAGGTCCTGGATTGCCTCGATATAGCCATCGGGCAAGTGCGGGTTACTAAAGGTCGAGGCCTTGATTATTTCGTACCCGGCTCGAGGTTCCTTTTTCCAGGCCTCATATACGAATCGAAATCCCTCGGGGGTGGTCGTAACGCCGATCGTATTCGGTGCGCCGTTCGGTTTGTGCTGCCTGTTCCTGGCCATTATCTGGCGCCAGGCGTGCTCGGCATCGTCGCGTTTCAGTGTATCCAGCTCGTCGATATCTGCGTCGGCGTGCTCGTAACCGATAATTCGCTGCGGGTTATCCATCGATCGAAAGAATACCGTTCCCAGGCCCTCGATCGTAATTTGGTTTAACGGTGTTTTGTATAGCTTGTACGGGATTTCCAACCTGGTAAGGATTTCCTCGAACCGTGGCCAGGCGATCATACGAATAAGGTCGTACGTCGGTTCGTAATATCCCCGGTTTGTACCAGGGTTCGCGATCATGCCGTAAATTGCGCGCAATACCGACGCCTCGGTTTTACCGGACCCGAACCCAGCGACGAACGCCGGGAATCTGGCCTCGCTGGTCATATACTGATATTGCGGTAACGTCGGTCTAATCTGCGCCATCGGGTTTAATTATCTCAATACTGATCGGTCGATTATCGGTCGGCCCCTCGCCGACTTTGTCGCCGTATCGTTTCGGGTTCCATTTCGCCAATAATTTAAGGCGCTGCTCGGCCCGGTTTTTCTGCCATTGCACGAACGCCGCGTCGCGACGACGGGAACCGCCGCCCTCGGACCAGGATTCGGCATACTCGGGTTCGGTATCGATAATTTCGATCGTTTCCTCGGCGATCATATCCTGGCCGATTTCCCGCGCGCGCGCGAAGCGTGCAGCAAAATTTTCGTCGGCATCACACCAATCGTATACCGATCGAAAGCTCGGCATTCCAGGCTGGCGGCAAAACTCGCGCAGGGTTTTACCCTCGGAAAGCCAATCGATAATCGCGTCCATCGTTTGGGCGTGCGTAAGCGCAGGGGGTTTTTTCCCTGGTGGT